CTACTGTTGGTGATTACATCATCGACAATATTGCAGAAGTTAGAAAAGATTGCATGGTGTTTATTTCTCCACAGAAAGCATCTGTAGTTAATAATTCTGGTTCTGAAGCAACGGCAGCAGTTGCCGAGTTGGCTAGTTATACTCGCTCTTCTTACGCTGTAATGGATAGTGGTTGGAAGTACATGTATGACAAGTACAACGATAAGTATCGTTGGATTCCTTGCAACGGCGATGTTGCTGGATGTTGTGTAGTAGCAGACTTAAGTGCTGACCCCTGGTTCTCTCCTGCAGGTTACGCTAGAGGCGTAATCAAGAATGCGGCTAAACTATCATACAGCCCGAACAAAGCAGACAGAGACACGCTTTACAAAGCAGGTATCAACCCAATCGTTGGTTTCCCTGGTAACGGTATTGTCTTGTTTGGCGATAAGACCATGCTTGCAAAAGCAAGTGCATTCAACAGAATCAATGTTCGCAGACTGTTCATTACTGTTGAAAAGGCTATCGCTACAGCGGCTAAGTTCCAGTTGTTTGAATTTAACGATTCGTTTACTAGGGCGCAGTTCCGTTCTTCAGTTTCTCCTTTCTTGAGAGATGTTCAGGGAAGAAGAGGTGTCTATGACTTTAGAGTTGTGTGTGACGAAACAAACAACACACCTGAAGTTATCGATCAGAATCAATTTAGAGCAGACATTTATCTGAAGCCTGCAAAATCTATCAACTTCATCACTCTGACATTTGTTGCTACACGAACAGGTATCAGTTTTGAAGAACTTGGCGCCTAATATAAATAATTCAATAAGGAGAAAAACTAAATGAATATTGAAGATTTTAAAAGTAGATTAGGCGCAGGTGGGGCGAGACCAAACCAATTCTTAGTGGAGCTGACTTTTCCAACATATGTTGGAGCAGTTGACAACTCTTATAGTGTTTTGGTAACAGGTGCCGCACTGCCCGCTTCTAATGTAAACCCTGCAATCATCCAGTATAGAGGCCGTGAAGTCAAACTTGCTGGCGAAAGAATTTTTGATCCGTGGACAATTACTGTTGTAAACGATACTGAATTCTCTCTCCGTGCACCGTTTGAAGAGTGGATGAACGGTATGAACAACCGCGAAGGAAATACTGGTTCTGCTCTTATACCTAGTGATTATCAAGAGGATCTGATTGTTAAACACCTTGACAGAAACGACAGACCTCTGCCTGGTGGTACATACACTCTGAAAAATGCCTTCCCGATCAATATGTCTGAGATTGCATTGCAGTACGCACAGAACGATATTTTTGAAGAATTTACAGTGACATTCCAATATACACACTATGATGTTAGCTAATAGCTAATTATAGGTGTGTAGGAGAAAAATATAATGGAAATTTTTGGATTTGAAGTGAACAGGAAAAAGCGGCAGGCGACTGAAAAGTCGTTTGTCGCTCCTTCCGAAGATGGTGCTATTGATGCTATCCGAGCGGGTGGTTATTATGGCACCTATTTTGATGTTGAGGGTGTTGCTAACACCGAAGAACAACTAATCAAACGGTATCGTGATATCTCAATGATGGCTGATGTTGATGCCGCTATTGAAGACATTGTAAACGATACCATATCTAATTTAGATGATGAAAAGCCGATACAGTTGAATACAGACAGTGTTCAAGTTTCCGCGGCGGTAAAAAAAGCAATTCATAATGAGTTTGATGAAGTGCTTAGATTGTTTGATTTCAATAATAGGGCACAAGATTATTTTAGAAGATGGTATATTGACGGAAGAATATACTTTCATAAAGTAATTGACTCTGCAAAACCTAAGCAGGGTATAACTGATATTAGATATATCGACCCTAGAAAAATTAGGCTTGTTAGGGAAGTAAAAAAAGAGAAAGATCCTAAAACTGGTGTACAGTTTATTAAGGAGATAAAAGAATACTTTATCTATGATGATAAAGGAATTGCTACTAAGCCTGGACAGATTAATCCTTCAACTGCTATTGATAGTAAAGCATTGAAGATTACAAAAGATGCGATTGCATATTGCCCTTCAGGACTAGTGGATCAAGATAAAAATATTCCTTTGTCATTCTTGCATAAAGCGATTCGCCCAGCGAATCAACTAAGAATGATGGAGAATGCCGCTGTAATCTATCGTATTACACGGGCTCCTGAAAGAAGAATTTTTTATGTTGATACTGGCAACCTGCCTAGACTAAAAGCAGAACAGTATCTAAAAGACATCATGGATCGTTATCGTAACAAACTTGTTTACGATGCCGGTACAGGAGAGATTCGTGATGATAAAAAGTTTATGTCAATGCTTGAAGACTTTTGGCTACCAAGAAGAGAAGGTGGCAGAGGAACAGAGATTCAAACATTGCCAGGAGGACAGAATTTAGGTGAAACAGGCGACATTGAATATTTTCAGAGAAAACTATATCAATCTCTGAATGTTCCTGTTTCTAGATTGGAACAGCAAGCGGGTCTAAACTTTGGTAGGTCTGCTGAAATTAATCGTGACGAATTGAAGTTTACAAAATTTGTTGCGAAATTGCGTAGAAGATTTAGTGGTCTGTTTGATGATTTGCTCAGAACACAGTTAGTTTTAAAGGGTATTATAACTGACGATGATTGGCAAGATATTAAGCAAGACTTAAAATATAAGTTTGCATCTGATGCTTACTACACTGAGTCTAAGAATCAAGAGATTCTAAGAAGCAGAATTGAAGTATTAAATGGAGTCGCTGGATTTGTTGGACAATTCTTCAGTAAAGAGTATGTACAAAAGAACATTCTCATGCTAACAGATGAAGAAATACAGAATATAGATTCAGAGATAAATAATGAAGCACAGGCTGTAGAGCCTCAACCAGAAGGTGATAATTTATGAGCGAAGTTGAAACAGAAATAGAAATTAGTCCAGAAGATGCTAGACAAGATGCCATCAGAGACATGATGGACAAATGGGCTAATGGAGATTTGTCTGATGCACAGAATACTTTTAATAGCATCATGAATGTAAGAGCAGACAATCTTGTTGCAGATAGAAAGGCAGAGATTGCGGCATCTATTTACAATAGTGCAGTAGATGCAGAAGTAGAAGACGAACAAGAAGTACAGGATGATACCCCTCAGGAGATGGATGGTGAATTACCGGAAACAGAATCGGAGGAGCCCGAAGAGGCTGAGCAAGAAGATGAAGAAATTTAACGAGTTTAGAGAATCAGCAACAGAAGATGCGGAAGAAATTCGTTCAAAAGCGGAACGCCGTGCCATGAGAAAGCACAAACAACAGGCAAAACTAAACATGCCTGAAGAGGCGGTGCCCGTTGAGAAGGCTGCTAAAGAAGAGCCTACTGCAAATCATCCTGCAGAATCTGGTGTTGAGGGAGATGTTACTCCCCCTAAACAAGGTAGCTCAGAAGATCCTAAACTTACTCATATGTGTGCCATGAAAGTACTTCACCCTAAGTTTGGTGAAGGTAAGCCAATTATGGGAGAACATGCTGAACCCGATGCTGAAGGTAAAGTTTGGTGGTATAAAGTTATGTTTGAACATGGTATAGAGACATGCGAGACATATGCTCTTGAAGTACTTGAAGAAAGCTCACACGGCAATCATAAGAAAAAGAAGTAACGAGGAGAGAAATTAAATGGCGGTCACCCTAGACACATTAAAATTAACTCAGGTTCAAGGCGTGGTCGCCGTCCGCGAAGATGGCAGTACGCCCGCAACCGGGACAATTGCACTAGCAACTACACTTAAAAAATCTACAGAGACACAGAGCAGTCCTACAGTGGACATCTCGGCTATTTACTGGTCTCTGGATGATGGTGTTACTGGTACGATTACAAGAAACTCTAAAGTCTTATACACCTTGAGACTTTCAGGTAAATTAGAATTCTATGGATTCTCAGAAAACACAGAAAACGGATCTGATATTGAAGTTGATATGGATGGCGCAGGTACAGTTATTGTCTCTGTCAATAAGATTTCTGGATATGGTCCACAACAACACCAAGGTGCTGACGGAGATTTAGGCTAATGAAACTAATTAAAGAACTTAACGAAGAGCTCCAGTATATCCAAGAAGAGAAGGACGGAAAGAAAACTCTTTATATTGAGGGTGTCTTTTTGCAATCCAATCTGAAGAATAGAAACGGTCGTGTATATCCTAAAGAGGTTATGCAGAAAGAAGTTGCTAGATATACCGCAGAGCAGATTGATAAGAAAAGAGCGTTAGGTGAACTAGGTCACCCTGATGGACCTTCTCTCAATCTTGACCGCGTATCCCATATGATCGTGTCCCTTAAAGAAGATGGTGACAATTGGGTTGGTAAAGCAAAGATTCTAGAAACACCTATGGGAAAAATTGCCTCAAATCTTATTGAGGCTGGCGCACAATTAGGTGTTAGCTCTAGAGGTCTTGGATCAATCAAAGAAAAGAACGGTATCAATGAAGTACAGGATGATTTCATGCTTGCCACAGCGGCAGACATCGTGGCTGACCCTTCTGCACCTGATGCATATGTACAAGGCATCATGGAAAGCAGAGAGTGGGTGATGGTAGATGGTGTCTGGACAGCAAGAGAAATGGAACAAGCACAACAAATTATCAGTAAAGCATCTAGCCGTGAACTAGAGGAAGCAAAAATGCAAGTCTTTAGTTCATTCCTAGAAAGGCTTTCCAAAATTTAAATTAATATAAATAAACTCAGATGACACAAAACTTTAAGGAGACTTTAAATGGCTGTAGAATCCAAAATTAGGGAGTTACTCGGCAATAAGGGTGAAGTAGACGCTACTCAAGCTCTTGTTGAAGAGACTCAAGACCTTGAGGAAAAAGCTGGTCTGCCCAACTCTAAAGATGTTGGCGACAAAACGGCACCCGCTCAAGGTAGCTCAAACCCCAACCCAGAACAAGAAGACCTTTCAGGCGCAGACGACAAAGGTGGATTGACTTCACCTGTTGGTAAAGCTGCCTCTGCAAAAGCATCTAAGGACAACACTTTGCCCAAAGGTCAAGGCGCAGGCGATGCACCTAACTTTGATAGCAAAGAAGATCCTGCTTCTGTTGTGAATCAAGCATCTTCAGCAGGCGTTCGTGAAGAAGCCGAAGAAGAAGTTGAAGAAGATCAAGAAGTAATTGCTGAAGATGAAGAAGTTGAAGTTGAAGAAGGCGATGACGAAACTCTTTTTGAAGCCGACATCACTTCTCTTTTCGCTGACGAAGAGCATCTTAGCGAAGAATTTAAGACTAAGGCTGCTAATATTTTTGAAGCCGTAGTTGTTGCTAGAGTTGCATCTGAGATGGAAGCTGTTGAAGCTGAACTCAGAGAAGAATATGCACAAGAGCAAGAGCAGTTTCAGAACGCAATGGTAGAGAAGATTGATTCTTACCTTTCTTATGTGGCTGAAAACTGGATGAAAGAAAATGAACTCGCAATCGAAAAAGGTCTTAGAACCGAAATCACTGAGAGTTTCATTGGTGGACTACAGAATCTTTTTGCAGAGCATTACATTCAGGTTCCTGAAGAGAAGTACGATGTTCTCGGCGAAATGCAAACACAGATTGATGAACTCAAGTCCAAACTAGACGAAAGCATTGCTGAGAAGATGGAAATTGTTAGCGAGAAGACTAATCTTCTTCGCAACAAGGTTCTTTCTGAAGCATCTACAGACCTGACTGTTACTGAAGCAGAAAAACTAGCCAAGTTGGTAGAGAATGTTGACTTCGATGATGAGGATCTTTTCTCTGAAAAAGTTGCTGTAATCAAGGAAAACTATTTCCCTAAAGTCAAAGCATCTGAAGAAGACAAAATGCAAGATACTGTTGACGAGGCATTTATTTCTGAGTCTAGCCCAGTAAACATTTACGCTCAAGCTATTAGCAAAGCAGTTAAAAAGTAATTTTTTATAAATAACAAGTAATATATACACAACCAAGTAAGGAGAAACTTAGATGTATCTTTCAGAAGAACTTCAAAACAAGTGGAGCCCGGTTCTCGAACACGAAGACCTGCCCGCTATTAAGGACTCTCATCGTAGAGCCGTAACTACTGTTGTTTTGGAAAACCAAGAGAAAGCTCTTCGTGAAGAAAAGCAAGCTCTGTTTTCAGAAGCAACTCACGCAAACGCAACTGGATCAAGCATCGACAACTATGATCCCATTCTGATTAGCCTGGTCCGTCGTGCCCTTCCTAATCTGATGGCATACGATGTTGCTGGTGTTCAGCCCATGACTGGACCTACTGGTCTTATCTTTGCCATGAAGTCGCATTACTCTTCTCAGACAGGCTCAGAAGCCCTGTTTAACGAAGCTGATACTGACTTCTCTGGTGCAGGTACACACGCTGGTGCTAACCCTGTTGATGGCGCTTACACAACAGGTACTGGTGTTAGCACTTCAACTGCTGAAGGTTTTGGTGACAGCACTACTCTTAACGAGATGGCATTCAGCATCGAAAAGACTACGGTTACTGCAAAGACCCGTGCTTTGAAAGCTGAGTACACAGTTGAACTTGCTCAAGACTTGAAAGCAGTACATGGTCTTGACGCAGAAGGCGAACTGAGCAACATTCTTTCTCAGGAAATTCTCGCTGAAATCAACCGTGAAGTCATTCGTACTATCTACAAAGTTGCTAAGACTGGTGCCGCTTCTACAGCTACACCTGGTACTTTCGACCTTGATGTTGACTCTAACGGTCGCTGGTCTGTTGAAAGATTCAAAGGTCTTCTCTTCAACATTGAAAGAGATGCCAATGTAATCGCACAAGACACTCGTAGGGGCAAAGGTAACTTCATCATCTGTTCTGCTGATGTTGCTTCTGCACTTGCTATGTCTGGTGTACTCGACTACACTCCTGCACTTTCTACTGATCTGAATGTTGATGACACTGGCAACACTTTTGCTGGTACACTCAACGGTCGTTACAAAGTGTACATCGATCCTTACTCTGCAAACACTGGTGCCGCTTCTCAGTTTTATGTTGTCGGCTACAAGGGTTCTAGCGCATATGACGCAGGTCTTTTCTACTGCCCATATGTACCCCTGCAGATGGTTCGTGCAATTGATCCTAACACCTTCCAGCCCAAAATCGGCTTCAAGACTCGTTACGGCATGATTGCTAACCCGTTTGTAACTCAGGCTGACGGTACTACTGACGCAGATACTTTCACTGCTGATCGTAACCAGTACTACAGAGCCGTTAAAGTTACTAACTTGATGTAATAAAAAAAAGAATCCTGTAAAGGACGCTTTCAAGGGGACTCTTCGGAGTCCCTTTTTTTATGCATAAATATTGTAATGGAAATATTGAATCATATAAAATTACATCACGCTGACCGCAAAGACGAATACACATCCTCATTACCAGTTCCATCTATTGTATTAGATAACTTTCTACCTGAAAATTTCGCAAAAAGAATGTTTGTCGAAGCACAGACAATACCTGAAGAGTATTGGACGACATTCACACGAAAAGGTAGTATGATGAAAGAGTGTGTAAAGCTAGAGCATATGCCTGTTGCTAGAGATTTAGTAGCACAATTACATAGCAGTGCCGGCTTGCGTTGGCTAGAGGAGCTTACAGGCGTTCCTGGAATCATTCCTGACCCTCATATCGTAGGTGCAGGCTATTCTAAAAGCTGGGCTGGCGATTCACTTAAAGTACATACGGATTTTAACTGGAACGAACAACTTAAACTACACCGGGTCGCATCATTGATTCTGTATCTTACGCCTGATTGGAAACCTGAATACAAGGGTGCGTTTGAGTTTTGGGATTTTGATAAAAGTAAATGTGTTAGAAGTGTTGATTGTTTGTTTAATCGGGCTTTGATTTGGAACCATCATAAAAAAGGTTTTCATGGTTATCCTCAATTACTTGAGTGTCCAAAAGATATGCATAGAACCACTTTTAGATTGATGTTCTATGTAAGCAATTCGACCTACAAAAATGATGATAGACCTCATCGAAGTTTATATTGGTATGATAAAGATGTTAATGAGCCCTACGATATTCCTTCAAGGAAATAATAATGAGTAGTAATGCTTTGTTTGTAATTGCTTATGGAGAGGATCGCACCCTCAGTTTCATAACACAACCAAAAATTTCTGTATCCCAATTTAATGATTGGGATAATGAAGAGGTAGTATTCTTTTATAATGAAACAGACAGAGCGCAACATGGCATACCTTTAAGAAAATTTATGACACCTAAGATGTGGGAACGCCTCAAGAAAAATGAAAACTGGAAATTGGTAATAAGTTATGTTACTGATTATTACAATGCATATGACCTTCACCAATGGATAAATGTGTTTGAGCGATATGATATGCAAGAACACATGCATAAAGTATCTATTGGATGTCCTGACATTAATTTTCAGAAACTAGTACATGATACATTTTTTAAAAAACAGCTTACAGCTCCTACTACATACACGCAGCCTGTATGGCTTAATCAGTGTTACAGAATAAACAAACAAAACAACCCTACCCCAACAAAAAAATTTAGTTTATTTAGTAGAAACTTTAAAGAAGAAAGGTTAGATTTTTTTGTTCGTCTTTATGATTTGGGGCTTCTCAATACTAGTGCTGTAAATTTTACATTTTGGAACACCAACCCTTATATTGATAAAGACAACGGTGTACTAGAATATTCTGTAGAAGAAATGAAGTCAATGTATGAAGTGTGGAGAATAAGGCACCGGTCGCAACTCTCAGGAAACTCGAACCACCCAGAAAAGTTGTTGAATAAATTTTTGAGTAATGTTCCTTATGTACTAAACGATTTAAAGTTTTCAAAAAGTAGAGTAACAAGGAAGTGGGACAATACAATTCTTGAAGCAATGCAAGACTCTTGTTTTCATATAGTAATAGAATCTCATTTTAAACATTATGCTGAAGAGTTTACAGGTTGGGAATCTAACTCAGATTATAATACTCCCATGTTTCTCCAGCATGTGGACCCTGAATATGGATTTAATTTATCTTACAAAACTTTTGCACCATCATTCATTACGGAAAAAACATACAAAGCTCTTATAAGTGGTCGTCCCTTTTTAGGCTTTGCTTCTGCATACTATCTAGAAAATATTCGCAACATGGGATTTAAAACATTTTCACCATGGATCGATGAGAGTTATGACAGCGAAGAAAATGATGAGAACAGAATGAAAATGATACTCGATGAATTAAAAAGACTAGACAGCATGAAATTGAGCGAGATGATTTCTTTGCTAGACGAGATAAAAGAAATAACAGAATATAATCGACAGCATTTGTATGCTCTTGCGACTAGTTACAAACTGCCTAAAAAACTTTCATGGATAGGTGACAGAAGTAGATGCATGGAAGTCAATTATTATGAGAGATAAATAGGCTTATAATCCTATAAATAATGTTACCACTACAAGGAGATTATAATGGCTAAAGCATTACAAAATAAAACTGCAATAGAACCTACTAAAAAAGGCACCTCAATAGGAAGAGGATTAGTTAAAAGGGCGTCAATGAACAAAAGCAAAAAGCGTTCCTACAAAAAATACAGAGGACAGGGTAGATAAATAGTAGACAACAGTTATTTAAAAGGTAAACAAAAGTGGCTTATAATCCTATAACAAATGTTGCTGAAGCCGGTTTGACTGGGGCGTCTAATCCAATAGAATTGGATTTTCTTAGACCCAATGGCTTTAAGTTTCAGATTCACAATATACCCAATGTATCATTCTTTTGTCAGGCAGCGAATATTCCGCAGATGTCTATTGGCGCACCTGAAGTTGAGACACCGCTTTCTACACTAGCATTCCCAGGAGAAAAGGTACGATTCGGTGAACTGCTGATAAGATTTCTTATTCAGGAAGACATGGCTAATTACAAGGAACTCTATGACTGGCTTATTGGTTTAGGGTCACCCGAAGATCACTCACAATTTACTAAGTATGTAGATGGACAAAGATACAGATTTCCTAACCAAAATCCCAGGGCTAAAGACTTGGGACAGTTTAGTGACGCGGATTTGTTTGTTTTGGATTCCAACAACAATCCTACTACTCGTATTAATTTTGTAGACTGTTTCCCAATCAGCCTCGAGGGACTAGACTTTGATATTAGTAGCGGAGACCAACCATATTTCGTTGGCATTGCGGCATTTAGATACAGATTGTTTAACATAGAAACGGTCACATAGAATGTTGACTTGTTAACCGTTTCATAGTATATTATGCATAAATAGCACCTTTGAGATTATTATGATTAATTTGAAAGAACTACAGGACATGTGGGCATCTGACTGTAAGATTGATGAACTGTCACTAGGAAAAGAGTCCACACGCACACCCGAACTACACTCCAAATATCTGAATCACATGTCAGATACTAGACTTCACCTCAGAAAATCTGAAGCCGCATTACTCAAACTTAGAAGAGTAAAGGTGCAGTACTATAGGGGTGAAATGTCCAGAGAAGATTTAGAGCGGTTGGGCTGGGAACAATACTTAGGACCAAAGCCTCTCAAACAAGATATGAATGAGATGCTAGACTCTGATGATGATGTGATCGAACAAACAAACAAAGTAGAATACATTCGCACAGTTGCAGATTTCTTAGAAAGAGTTTTGAGAAATCTAAACAGCAGAACTTGGGACATCAAGAACAGTATTGAGTGGAACAAGTTTACTAACGGACTCATGTAATGATAACAGTGACTAAAAAGAATGAAGTATATCTCAATATAGAATGTGATATAGGTATTGCACAAGAGATAAATGACTTCTTTACTTTTGAAGTACCGGGCGCAAAATTTATGCCAGCGTACAAGTCACGCATGTGGGACGGCAAAGCAAGACTATTTAACATCTACACTAAAGAATTGCCTGTGGGTTTGTTATATTACCTACAAGACTTTTCTCGGCAACTAGAATATCCCATTGTTATAAATATCGCGGACATTGGAGACCCAGTGTCTATATCTTATATCTCAAACTTTATACAGGAGTTAAAACCTCATACAAATGAAAAGCCTATCCATGCCCGTGATTATCAAATTGAAGCAGTCACTAAAGGAATCAATGGGGGTCGTAGTCTCTTACTTAGCCCCACTGCTTCTGGTAAGTCTCTCATTATCTATTCCCTGGTTCGTTATTATCAGCAGTTAGGTAATAAACAACTAGTAATTGTTCCTACCACATCTTTGGTAGAACAACTGTACGGGGATTTTGCAGATTATGCCTCGGCTGATAGTTGGAAAGCATCTGAAAATTGTCATCGCATATATGGTGGCAAAGAAAAATCAAATGAATATCCTATAACAATATCAACTTGGCAATCTATATACAAGTTTCCAAAGAAGTGGTTTGAAAAATTTGATGTAGTATATGGTGACGAAGCGCATTTATTCAAAGCAAAATCCCTTACAACTTTAATGAACAAATGTACCAATGCGAAGTATCGCTTTGGTACTACAGGAACCCTTGACGGAACTAAAACACACAAGTTAGTTTTAGAGGGTTGTTTTGGACCTGTACACAAAGTAACCACAACAAAAAAATTAATGGATGACGGTTCACTTGCTGATCTAAAAGTGAAGTGTCTTGTTCTACAGTATCCTGACGAAGAAAAGAAAAAAGTCAAAGATATGAATTACCAAGAAGAAATGGATTTCTTGGTATCCCACAACAAAAGAAATATCATTCTAAGAAATCTTACCATTTCTCAAAAGGGAAACACACTAGTTTTGTTTCAATATGTTGAGAAACATGGCTCAAATCTTTTTGATTTAATTAAGAGAAAGATTGCAGATGGTCGCCCGGCTTATTTTGTATATGGTGGTACTGATACTGAACAGAGAGAACAGATTCGGGCATTGACAGAGAAGGCAGACAATGCTATAATTGTTGCCTCATATGGTACATTCTCTACGGGAATCAATATCAAAAATCTGCACAATGTAATTTTCGCATCACCAAGCAAGTCACGAATTAGAAACTTGCAGAGTATTGGTAGAGGACTTAGAAAAGGTAGTGCCAAGACACATTGCAACCTTTATGATGTCGGAGATGACTTATCATGGAAATCAAAGAAAAATTATACTTTGAATCATATGGTTGACAGAATAAAATTATATAATGAAGAGGGATTCGATTACAAAATAATCAATCTCAATGTATACGGTGAAGAAAAATGAATGTAAAAGCATACATCATCTCTTACTTCGGCAATAGAGATAAGCCAGAAGAAAGACAAGTCCGTGTAGAGAATCACAAACAACAAATTGATTTTTGGAAGGCTTACTGCCCCGAAATGCAAATACAAGTTTTAGCACAAGATTACAATGAAGATGAATTCATTGAGGGTGTTGAGTATGTTGTGCATAGAGGCGACTTGCTCACACCAGCTCAGGCGAGAAATGTTCTGCTAGAAAATTTTTATTCAGATGTGGACTTTGGTAATAATCATGAATGGGCATTGTTTATGGATAACGATGCTGTATTGAAAGCTCATGATGAATTTTATTTTACTAGAATGAACATTTGTAAGGTGCTTGAAAATTTCCCAAATAATTTTGAGGGGGTTGATCTATTTTTCCCTCACTGGGACGGCAGACCAGGAGACGGGGCATTCAAAGATAAGTACAAAAATTTAGACAAAAATTATATCAATGTTAAGTGGGACAGAGAGTTGTGCTTTGATAGAAAGTTTGGCTCTATGAAAGGAACAATGTTTTTTCTAAGAAGAAATGAACAGCGAGTAAAATTCAATGAGAAATTTACCTATATAGACGGAAATCTATTAGTAGGAGAAGACGATTTCTTTGCATTGGAGTGCGCAATGAAAGGACTTAAAACTTATATTCTCAGAAATATTCTTTTAAAAGAGTACACTTCTCCTAGTACACATGCAGGCGCACAAAATACAAGAAAGGCAGAAATGGATAAAGGCGATAAGATTTTTAGAGATACTTATGGCTTGCCTGAGAGCCGCGGACAGTGGTATAAATATGTAGGAAGACGATACGGAATTTACATTGACAAAAGAATAGTTAGACCTTACTTAGAAGAGATTAGGACTAACACTTTAGAAGAGTTGTTCACATGAGTTTAAAAGCCAAACTAATTAAGTTTGTTACGGGTGATACAGTAATTGCAATGATGAAGAGTGACACTATTCTAAATGAAAATATAAAAGAGTTTGTTGAACTACAATATCCAATTGAAGTGATAACACAATTTTTTAATGCGCCTGATGGTATAAAAGAAAGATACAATCTCAAACCTTGGCAGTCCATATCCGAAGAAACTGTTATAACGGTAGATAGCAGTAGTATTATTCTCTTAACGGATGTTAAAGAACAATATGAACTCGGCTATAAGGATATGGTAGATATGTTTTATTTTGGAAGTGATGAGTCAGACATGGAAGATGTTGAACAACAAATTCAAGAAAGAGTAGATGAGTTAGAGAGAAACATTCTTGCTGAGATGGACGATGACACAATACATTAAATTACTCCTTGAAGCGCAACAGACGGAGTATACACATCCTTAAAATAGATGTCAAGCATTTTTTTAATTATGGAGACCAAAAGTGAAAGATAAACAAAGCGTACATTATATTG